ATCCAAAATCATATATATTTTCTGTTAAGATCAGACCCGAATTTTTATTATTAGATAATTAGACATTACAACCTATCTAATCAATATATATAATATTGATTCTTTTAAGCTGTTTAAATTCCGAATATTCAGAGAGTATATTCAGAATATTCGGAATATAAACATAAAATAAAAAGCTATATTTTTATTTGAAAAAACTATACTTTTTTTGAAAATAGCTGTAAAATGTTATATAAAAAATTAGTTGAAAAAACAAATCATATATTGTCAAAATATTATCCAGTCAAAATATCATTTGATAAAATAAATACTTTATCTCATTTTCAGATAGTAAGTAATGATTATAAACGATTTTTAACAATAAATATGAATATAGATGGAGTAATTTTGAATGGAGAATATAAAAATTATCAAATAGTAAAAGTTATAACAACGAAGATATTTGACTGGGAAAAATATATATTATTATATGTATCATTGTTAAATAAATCATTTAATCCATCTATAAATCAAACAAAATTTATTTATCATCTTCATTCATATAATTATATAGATATTCTCAATATTAAAAAATTGGTAATAAAAAATGAAAAAACTGGGGAAATAATTGAATATAAAGTAGAATATACGGATACTGATAAAAAATCATATCAATTACCTTGGAATAATATTAATCAAAAAGATGTAATAAAAAAAGATAATCATTTTTATTTAGAAGATTTTTCAGTTAATGATAATTATAAAAACCTTAAAATAGAAATGGATCGGTTGATAAAAAATAGAGATAAATATAAAACGATTCATTTTCATTTGAATAATAACGGCGGTGGTGATATTGTTCCAGCTCATATAATAATAAAATGTCTGGTCGGAAGAAGAGAAAGATGGATGAAAAATATAAAAAAAATAAAAAAAAAATATTGCAAAACAAAAAAAATATTTGAATGGGATTGTTGGAAAGAAGAAAATGAAAATAGTCCAAAAATTGGTATGATTAAAAAATTAAATTTAGATAATTTACCAAATTATGAATCAAAATATAATGGAAAAATATATTTACATATGAATACACAAAATGGTAGTGCTGCTTGGTTTTTTATAACATATTTAATTTATGCTTTTGCTAATAAAATTAAACGATATTCTAAAAAATGTTATGGTCAAAATATAAAATACGGCACAATTGAAAGTGATAATTTAATATTATTAGGACATTCTGATACTAGTTCCGGAGATGGAAATGATGTATCAATAAAATTTAATAATATTGAAATAAAATGTCCAACTGAACAATTTTTATCATGTTCTATAAAAAAATATGATTGGAATCGATTTTGGAGAGAAACATAATTTATGAAGTTATTGGTGCGGAAAGTCATCAAGCAGTATTTCATTCAAAATTTATAAAAATTCAATTTCTGGATTTTAAGCGCAAACGTTCATAACAATGTTTGAGCAAAACATTCAGATAAGCGCAAAGTTTGCGAAGGCCTTTTATTCTGTGATTTGTAATCATAGCATGAATCATATCAAGACCTTTTTTCATTCGCGAGTCAAATATGTTCTGTTCATATGTTCTCACAGTTGGAGATGAGTCAGATTGATGATATCGCTCAAATTTTGGAGAAATTGATGACATTATGCGAAGTATCTCATTAATTTGAGTGACATTCGGAAATTTGATTTGTCTTGCAGATCGTGTACTGACATATTCCTCAATGAGACATTTCAGAGATTCAATCAAATTTGTTTTTCTATTTTGATTCATTGTTAAGTCAGTTTGATGACTACGAATAACGCTTTCAATACAACATTGATTTGATAAAGCTGTTGATAGACTACTACCGACATCTTGAATCTTTGATTCTAAACTTGATTCTGTATCTGAATTGCGAATTATAGATTCAATATATAATTTCGAGGACCTCAGAAATTTTATGATTTCTTCTTTTTTTGACACAAATTCATTGACAAATTGATCGAATGTTTTTCGAAAAAATGTTATCGATAAGACCAATCTCTGACACGATTCATGTATAATTTGTTCAATAATCATGCGAATCATGCCAAACGTAGAATCAATTTGAGTAATGAGAGATTCAATCATCGAACAGTGTTGAAGCAGTTCAAATACAGATAGACTCATTCCATCAAATGTCTCTACGTTAAATGTCATTGTATTGATTGCTTGAACGCAAGTTCTGATGTTCGAAAAATTCATTTGCGCAATGATAAGATGAATCTTCAATTGATTCAAGAAACGCTCAATCGGTATTGATGGAGTTGTAATTCGCGAATAAGTATTTAACAGATACATCGAAAGATTTCCTAAAAGTCGAAGCGCTTCGTCGCTGGTTATATTCGAAGAGGCCAAAAGAAAAAGAATTCTTTTAACATCAAGTTGATTTCCGAAACATTTCTTTCGGTTAATTATAGAATCTAAATGTTCAGGTATTTTCTTTGTGCGTGGCATCTTGAAAAGTTAAATATTCCTTATTTTGTTATCAGATTACCATCAATTTTTGTAAAAATTGAATATAAAAATAGTAGCATATTAATGCTTAATAAAAATGTATATAGGTATAGATGAAGCAAAACACGCTCTTAAAACAACATTACAATATAATGTATTATCAAAATTTAAGACAGATAATGCTGTATTAGATAGTATTATCCAAATGATTTTTATTACATTTATTCCAATATTAGTTGCGTCATTAATGTCCAACATTGGAAAAATAAACCTCAAATTTAGTTTACGTGGAATACGTAATATGTTCAAAAAATATTATACGATAACTATTACTGGAAGTCGGTATATTGAATTCAGATACATGCATGCACGATGCGATTTCAGTATGCGATTTCGTTCTGTATTATACAAAATATTATGTTCCCTTAATGAAAATAACGGAAAGAATGGAATTCAAGAAATTGAGGAATTACAGATTCGTGATACAACACGTTTTAATGATGATAATAGTATCACTAAAAAATGCGAATTCTCATTTATTGTTAATCAAAGAGGAATGTTTTTGATTGCTCCCGATATTTTTTGTGAGGTTGCTTCATTCAATGATAATGTCGAAAGTGGAGACAAGAGCAAGACAACTGGAATGAAAAAACAGGAATATACGATTTGTATAAAGTCTACAAAAAAGACATGTCGCGAACTCCACGAGTATGTTGAGCAAATTACGGATGAATACGAGAAGAAGCAAAAGCAGTTGATGTCTGAACATCGTTATATATTTCAGTTTGATGGAATTAACAATGATTCAAAATTACTCAATTGGAAAGTCAATGTCTACAAGTCTTCTACAACATTTGACAATATTTTTTTCGAAGGAAAATCCGAAGTTCTTCAAAGACTGACTGATTTCATGAAAGAAAAAGAGTTTTATCGAATGTTGGGGAAGCCTTGGAAAATTGGGATTCTTCTTACAGGGGAGCCCGGCTGTGGAAAGACGAGTCTTATTCGCGCAATTGCGAACTTCTTCAAACGGAGTATTAAAGACGTTCAATTTAATCGGATGACAGACATTGATGATTTAGAAAGTTGCTTCAATTGCGTTGAATACGACAACAAGTCGATGGGGTCTGAGGACGTTATTCTCGTCGCAGAGGACATTGATTGTATGACTGATATCATTAAAAAGAGGACTGTGGAAGAACCGAAGAAGAATATGACTGAACAATTTAATTCTTTCAAATCGGAGGAAGCGAAAGCAATTATGATGGCTATTTCTAGTGCAACGGATTCTCCCACGGTTCCAAATAAGAAGTCAGGGCGTGAAATAACGCTGAGCTATTTATTGAATATACTGGACGGAATTTCGAATGCGGATGGGAGGATATTTATTGCTTCGACGAATCACGTTGAGAAAATTGATCCGGCCGCGCTTCGTCCGGGGCGTATCGACATCCGAATCGATTTCAAACGGGCTTCCGTTTCAATTGTTCGGGAAATTTTATCACATTGGTATGAATGTTATGACAAGCATCATTCTGGGGCAAATTTTCATTCAGAGTTTGAGCGATTATGGGATGAAAATTCGTCGAGGTTCAAGGATGAAAAGCTGAAACCGTGCGACATTGTCAATGTTTTACAAGCGTATTGTCGGGATATTCAGAAAGCTATGGATATACTTGTTTCAATGCAGTAATTATCCGGCGCGGTCTGATGACATAAATTATTATAAAAATTGATGGTAATATCAAGTGAAAAATAGTTATTTATCTTGATTTATTTAAAATGGAAAATCATTATTTAACTAAGTTAAAAAATAAAATCAATCAAATGCGTCAAAAACGCATGAATAAATACAACTTGGTTGTGTGTTTTTGTGTAATCAATGGACTGCCATTGATTCTCAAAGTGATTGACCCAGATGTAGCAAATAAATCATTAAATCGTCATGACCGACTTTTATATGGAGGTCAAGAATATTTTATGTTTGATATGCCTCAATCGTTTAATGGTCGTGGAGAACTTCATGAAAACAGAAGCCATTATTCCAGTCGATATATAGTAAAGTCAAGAGATGGGATCACGATTGAGGTATTCTATGGAGACATATTAGTATATTCATTTGAAAGTGCTGTTGTGAGGCCTGACATTGTGGAAAGCCCTGTATCAAATGTAGAAATTAAATTGTTTTCAGTTGATACGAATATCAATATCATTTCATCTTTGATAGAACGCATATTTTTTTCTCAAATTGAGAGGAAAATAGAAGGATAAAATTCAAATGAATTTATAAAAATTGAAAGTAATATCGAGTGAAAAAATCATTGTTTAACGGAAAAATGTATCAAACACAACAAACAACCCGAGCGCAAAAACCGCAAAATTTAAATCAAACTTCTATTATCACGTATTCTTATTGTTTGAATGGAACTATTTGTATCGTTTCTATTGATGATCCACGTAATCCAAAAAATCATTTTTTTGGAAATGGGATTGGAATAATTGTTCCGATGAACCGTATTACCAAAAACGGTGATACTCAAACTCCTCCTGACAATCAAAAACAATACGCGCTCCATTTTGAAAATGGGAAGTGGAATTGTTATCTTGATGGAAATCTCATTTGTACATTCGATGAAATATTCGGATTACCGGAAGGAAATTCATCTCTTGAAAATATTTCATTCCATCAGGTCAAGTATGTTCCAACTGTGGTTGATGAAAAACCAGAAATGTTCAGGGAAATATTGAGACAGCTTGTCTCTGCGTACCCTGACCGCTTTTGTCTTGAAGACCCCGCGAAACGGATGACCGCTCATGTTGGAGGAATGAAAGTTCGGATCCCGAAACCAATTTTTGATTTGGTGAAACAACTTCTGGTGTCTTTCGGAGTTTCAACATGTTCCTTTGTTGAACATCTCATAAATGGTTCCACTATTGGTGTTTCTCGTGGTGATATGGATTTCTATGTTCTTGATGAGAAACAAGTGAAACTTATCATTGATATATTGACCAAACTTGGATTTCTAAAAAATTCAACTGATAAGTCAAATAATAATACATTTCGGATTTATCTTGATGTTCTTTGTCAGAAATTTTCTCATGAAGCAATCATGCCAAACTTCCTTCTTCTAGAAGGTTCAGACCCAGCTCAATGTTACATTGAGGTTGAAATTAAAATCGCGACCAAGTTTCAGAAGGCATATGAATCCAATTGCTTAGGATATTTTCTTGGGCTATTGTTGAGTCATTACTTCAAAATCACTAATTCTGGCGTTTCATTGAAACACGGTTGCGATGAAATACCAATTAATGTCGGTTCGCTTGATGAATTTCTGAAAAAACTCGGAATCAATCTTGATGAAATTCGGACTAATAGAGATTTCATCGAACGACTTCTTGATTCTCCTCTGATTTCAGAGCTTCTCACAGTCGACGATATCTTGCGTCTTTTCAAGAACATCATGGGCGACGAAAAGACAAAGCACACTTCAAAACCGCTGAGAGAGTGGCTTCATTTGCTGGTTTGTGGTTTGAAGAAGCGTTTCCCAGACCGGTTTTCATCATTGCGGTCAGAGCTTAAACAAGAAATTATTCAAGATGAGAAAAGTGGTCAAATGATTCCTACGTGGAGTGTTCGACTCTTTAGTTTGAATAAAGGTTCTGAGTTTGAGGTTCAGATGGAGAAAGGAATTCTTTTGATTAATTGTGGAAAGAAACAGTTTGTTTCAACCGGAGTTGATGGAAAGTCTTTGATTTTTTCTGAAAAACAATTGAAGTCTCAGTCTGGGAAAAAACCATTACCCGAGCGTGTTAAATCATGTTCAATGCTATTTGAACTCTTGAAAGAGTATTTTGACTACTTGAAAGAAATCAATACACAAAGATCAGTCATTGAGAGATTTATTGACGCACTCGGATGTCGCTCAGAAGTGTGTTCTCATCTTGAACAACTTCGATGTGAGCTTATTAAAAAGATTCACGAAGAATTGATGAATCCACTATATCCAGTGAGTCGAAAGAAACCTGATTCGATGGATGGGAAATTATATGGAGACTTGATGAAACAGTTTCAACCTGCTGTCATTGTTTTTTCTCAATTCAAGTTATTCTGTGTTGTAAGGTTCGGTCTCGTTGGTGATTACCAGAGTTTTGTTGATCGAATGTTGAATGAGCAAATCTTTGCTGAATACAATTCTCAGATTGGTTCTTTATCTCCGGACTTGTCCCCAGAAGATCACAAGAAAAAGCGTGGAGAAATTTACGCTTCTGCGATTCTCAACATTGAGAAACTTTGCTTGGAATTGGTTCAACAATGGACTAGTTTCCACAATTCAGATGTCAATTGGAGAGACGAAGGAATTCGAGAGTTTCATATCCCATCTCAAACATACCATGAAACCAGTAGGTCTGATTGGCGACCATATTACTTGGGAACATCTGTCTTGGGAGGAACAAACGTTCATGTTTTCATGGATGGAGAATCCGGCGAAGTCTTCACGATGGCGATTGAATAAATCAAAACAAATGTTTTGATTTTTATAATTAGAATAGTTTGCTCATGTAGTCGAACGTAAGGAACATGATTCCCTGTCCGGGGGCGACCCTCGTCAATCTCGCTAAACTCCCCCTCCAAAATCCGAAAACCCCATATGAATTGTATATTGTTTTCGAAAGTTGAACCATACTACTTTTTTGTTTCGCAGATTCTTCCTGCATTTGCGTTTTTAGGACGTCCATTGGGGACGATACTATAACCGAGAAAATACCGGCTCCTACCCCACCCCAGAATGAGTGAGTATTCGTGAATTTTTCCCGACTTGATACATAATCCTTGTATTTGTTAAAAAAATAGAAGCGACTCGCTTGATTTAACGATTGTCTATATAGAGTCGGAAAGTATCCTAAATAGAGCCCTCTCATTCCACTTTCCCGAACAACATCCATTGTTTTCATATGTGGGAACCGAATCATTTTCGTTTTGATTGTTTCAGATGGGACAGTAATGAGTGTAGATTCAACGAAACCCGCAAATAAACCTGACAGGATAGACACTGCGTCTTTGTTAAAAGATTTCTCATGTAGGTGCTTCGAAAATATATTATATGCATAAAAGCGACTTGCGACCTTGGGAATATTGAAAAAAAGGACCGGTGTTAATCCCCTGTAAAACCCAAAGAACCCATCCTTTTTATAAATTCCAAACGCAGTATTTTTTAGATTTAAGTGGTTTCCTTTGAATTGCATCTGTGTTTTTATGTTTTCGGAAGGCCATGTGGCGATTGCTTCTGCTATTCCAGCGACGCTTCCAGCCACAATATTTTTAACTGCATCATTTTTCTGACTCATAATTATAATTGAAGATAAAAATTGAAATAAATATATAAATAATTTTATATATATAAATAAAATGGAATCAAAGACTGAACGCAACAATTGCTACAAGTGCCATAATAAAATCCACGAATCTCAGCAAGAAACTGACCAGATTTGCTCTGATTGTCATAAAAAAATGATTCAACAAATGAAAAAGGACCTAAAAGAAAAAGGCGCCTGTTGTGATTACAATGGGACGGAGTATTGGTATTAGAACAATACAAATTTATTATAAAAAATAAAAAATGAATTTAAAAATAAGAGATTATTATATAATAACAAAATGGAATCATTTAATTTAGAAAATAGTCAAGAAGTCCCATATGAATTGAAAAATCTGGATGATACTCATCCAAAAGAAAATAATGTGGATGGATTGAAAATACAGTTAATGAATCATCAAAGAACATCTCTTTATCATTGTCTACTGATTGAAAAAAATGAAGGGATACTCATCAATGAGACCTATTATTTTTCAACATTTGGAATATTGTCTTGTAAAGTTGGGTCCGGTAAATCATTCGTCATATTGGCGATGATTATTAAGAAACCACTTGTTAATTACAATCGGATATCGAATGGATATGGTGGAGGTGTTATTACACACTCTTCATTCCGGAAAATAAACACTACTCAAAATACGGTTAGTGCGAATATTATTCTTATTCCACACAATTTGCTATCGCAATGGAGTGGATATATATCAAAACATACTAATCTCCGCTCTTGGTCAATTCATTCAACAAAAGAATGTGGTATTTTTCGTGAGAAAGTGAAAAAGTATACTCATGAAGAAGATATTCAGATAAGACAAAGCATATTTGACGATTTAACTGAAAATATTGTATATTTGGTTACGAATAAATGTTGGAATCTTTTTGCATTGACATGGAACAATGAAATTCGGAAAAATGTGAGTCGCATATTTGTTGACGAAGTTCACGCAATAAATATCCCAAATTCAATCAAATTACAGGCTAACTTTGTATGGTTCATTTCATCTTCTCTTAATGATTTATTCCGTCATTCGAACAATGGATTTATTAAGGATTACATTAATACTTGGTCTTACTACTCATCATTGAATCATAATGTTATCCGAAATAATGATGAATATATTGATTCGAGTATCCAATTGGAGAGTCCAAATACGGTCATGATTCGCTGTAAGATGTCTCGATTGTTGAATATATTTTCGGGGATTATTACGGATGAAGTCCGGAGCATGTTATTAGCGGAAGATGTCGAAGGCGTCATTTCGACTCTGGGAATACCAACCGTTAGCGAAAGCAATATTATCCAAGTTTTATGTAAGAATTTACAGAATGATTTGGAAAACGCGCGGTTGATTCACGAGACGAAGAAAATAATGATTTACGCTACTGAGCAAATGAAGGAAGAATCAATCGCAAAGTCGCAAGAGAAAATTGATAAGATTAATGAGAAGATTATGGATGTTCAGATGCGCATTAGTGAATGCGATATTGACCCTATCATGCACATTGATATTATGAAGCCAGTCATTACCGGATGCTGTAATAACAAGTTCGACTTAGAGAGTATTACGGCTCATTATTCGCATCAGGAAAAGAACAATTTACCGATTGTTTGTCCATTATGTAGGGCCCCGCTCGATTTGAAGAAACTGTTATATGTTGGTGAATTCAATGGAGAACGAGCCTCTAAAAAGAAAGAGCCCACTGAATGGAAAGCGATTGAACATACTAAAATTGAGAACTTGGAGAATTTATTGCGGACGCAGATTGAACCGACAAAGAGGATTCTTATCTTTTCTGAATTTGAAGGGAATGTCTCACAGCTCGGGGAAGCTTTCAAGAAGAGTGGGCGAAATGATTTATACCCATTGAAGGGTTCAATCGGTCATATTACAAACTTGATTGAGCAATATAATCGGGGAGATATCCGGAGCTTGTTCTTGAATGCGACCTACTGTGGAAGCGGTCTGAATTTGGAAAAAACGGATGTTATTATTATCATGCACAAGATGTCGCAGGATAATATGAATCAGGTTGTTGGGCGTGCGCAACGGCTTGGCCGGACTGGAAAATTGGATATTTTCTGCTTGTATGCGGAGAACGAATGAGCCCCTTTTTCCCGCTATACGCGGGTAAAGGTGCTAACCCCCAAACAGATGTATTTTTTCCCATTAGATAAATGTTATCATTATTCCATATTATAAACAATCAAAGCAATATTCAAATTGATTCTTTTTCAGAGGAGGGGGTCTAAGGGGGAACTCTAAGTTCCCCTTGGGTAAAGGTGCGAACCCCCAAACAGGTTTTATTTTTCGTGATATTATATTAGAAACCGATTATTTATTATAAATTATTATATCTATATAAATATAATATCAAATGTTTGAGATTAAGTTAAAAAAGAGTAAAGCAGATATATATTATAAAAGTGATTTACAAACAAGTAAAAATACATGGTGTAATATATCTATATCAAAAGATAAGATTTTTATATATATAAGTCGAGATAAAAGTCGTAGTTATTGGATTGGCGGTAAAAAAGGAAAGTCAACTAAATTATCAATTAAATTTAATGATTCAAAAAAAATGATTACAGTAAATAATGCGAATAAGATAATTATTCATAGTATTAAAGATTATAGAAAAATAAAACAGAAAGCAATATATTATAAATATATGAATGAAAATGATAATAGAATTGAATTTAAGGAAATATGATAAATTCTAAATTCTGATAATAATCGCTTTGTTTTTATTCTTAGGTCGAATATATTTACTTCCAAATACATCTTTCAGTATTTTATCAACTATTTCAAACTCTTTCTTTGAAAGGTCCCATTTTATATCAATTTCTCCTGTATTTTTTGACCAAAAAAGTGATTTGCTTGTGTAAAATATGAAAGGCATTTTATATTTTGCCATTTTATCCGCCTCTTCCCACGCATAATCAATAAAATAATACACGCGCTTCCATCTAATTTCAAAAAACAATATATTGTTCTTTTTCAGTTCAGACGCAACTTTTTTGAATTTGTTTAGTAGTTTAATTGTTTTATATTTATAGAATTTTTTGTTCAGATAATTCTCTGGGAATTGCATGTAATATTCTTCTGCCGTATTTTTCCAAACGAGCTTATGCCATTTGTAAATACCGTTCTTATTCGCTTTTGAGACGTATTCATCTTCGTCGTTTCCTTTCATTATTTTGTTTGGGTGGTCTTGGGCGGAAACTGGTGGAGAAGGCCGTTTTAGATATTTTTCTTTTAACATACTCTTTTATAGAAAAAATAAATAAAAGATAAATTTGAATAATAACGCGAATAAAAGAGGAGGGGGTGTAAGGGGGAACTCTAAGTTCCCCTTAGTCCATGTTACAAACAATCAGTGCAACACTCAGAACCGCAGAAACAACAAACCCAATTGTCGCCCATATAAAATTGTCGCAATATAAAAGTATGTAGTAATATGTCGCCATTATAACCTCGAACATAACACCTCCAACAATAGTATAGTTCGCAAAATGTAATAACTTTTTGACCTTCTCTTCGCGTGGTATATCTTTTAAATAATAATTCGCCATAATGTATGTAAAACCCATTGGTAAAGCCCCATAGATAACGCCTCCAATCTTAAAAAATTTCATTTCCAGTAGAACCATAACAGTCCCAACCAATATTCCACTAAACAGGGCATTTTTTAAAAATATGGCTAAATATTTATTCATTATTATATATTTTTTATAAAGAAAAATATAATATCTAAGTAAAATATCGTAATTATAAATATTAAACAATATAATTATGAAAAATCTCTTTATAACAAATACGATAACCAAATTTAAAACAACACATATTCCCTTAGATACGCTAATTTATCCCGTCGGAAAAAATGATTTGGATAATCATTTTAATAAAATAATGACAATAATTGAAAAATTAGGTATAGAAATCGTATATTCAGATTCAAAATATATATATGATCATTACAAAAACAAACTTCCCCAAATCAAACGATTGACCCGTGATATACCAGCATACACTTTTATAAATTACGATACTTCTCTCAATTTACGTCGGATATGTATAGCCGGATATTTAACAGTATTATTCTTCTCACTATTTCACGACACGTTTTTCTCAATCGCGGTTATCATAGTCCTAATCGCATTCTGGTTTTTAATAGAAAAGATAATCCTATCATCAAAATGGACGCGCCATTCAAAGAATTTCATCAACCTCTAATTTTTCTGATTGGGATTGTATCGACAATTTATCAAGTGGATACCCAATCTTTTCAAATAGGTCCTTCGGATATATTTTTAAAAACTGCTTCACAATTTTCTCATTTGTAAAATACTCCCGCCATTTCTCTAAGTCAATGTTCTTATTCGTTATATGCAAATTCCGTTTGAGATCTTCCTCGCTCTTGTTTCTTATATTATGGGGCTTCGCAAGTTCCAGTGCGATTATAATCATCTCCTTCGTGAAACCATAATGCTTGAACATATTCTTTAAAACTCCATTAAAATCCGTCATTAAATCCTCATATTTCACTTCCAAGAAGTTCGTCATATAATAATCCCATTTATAGATATCAGTAATTGTATTAAAACTACTCTCCACATAAAAGTCATTCTTCATTTCAAAAATAATACCCTGCTCTTTCGTCAAGCGGTTCAACAGCTTTTTATAAGTTTCATTCCCATATTCCGATATTTTTTTATTCGCCCATGGTTCAGTTGTCTTCTTGTGATATTCATACGCACTCGCAATAATTGCGCATGGATTCCGTATCATATGCGTCCCAATAATTGGCCGGTCTATTTTTGAAAAATCAATATGGCTGTGATGTTCAAGCCACACATCAGTCGTCGGTTCTAATTTATCCTGTGAGCAATACTGATACTTTATCCCGAAATAATTACAGACTGCCCTTAATATTTTCTCAATGACGACAGTCCCTGTTTTGTGATGACAGCAGTGTATAATTAGTGGGCGCTTATTAGCATACTCTCTATACGCATCTGATTGAATCATGCGATGTCTAATTAGTAATTGCGTAATCTCATCTTTAATCTGCGATTCCATCTTATAAAATAATAATAAATTTAATTGTAATAATAACCGAGGATGGTTGATTACTCCTCAGAATCATCGGCCTCATCCCGAATACGGATTCCAGTGAATCCTTTTCCTCGGGAAAGTCCTCCAATCTTAATATTGTTCTTAAATTCAACTTCATAGTTCGCGAAGCAAGTTTTCATTTTCTCAATGAATTCAGTCTGCGTAATTGGGGACCGCTTACCCCCACTAATATGTTCCTGATAGTAATCCTTAAACATCGAAAACAGGTCCCGAATGATAATTCCATCTGAAGCATTCTCAGTAATCTCAATCTGTTCTTCCAGAAACTCGCTATAACTATCCTGATTCTTCAACATCCGTGAGGAGTTCATAGAAACCAGCGCTGGAATAACCAGCTTCTGATTGTTCGCAATATACATCTTGACATAGTCCAGCAAAATGAGCATATACTGTTGGCGGTATTGAATGTTATCCTTCAATTTCGGCTTTAAGTTTGGGTCCGCCCTAAACTCATTCACTTTCTTTGGCTCGTGCATAACGAACCGATTTGGGAAATTGATTCCGACATAGCGACGAATAAAACCACCATCGTGCACATCATCAATCTTGGGCATCTTATTACAAAGCATAACCAGTGTAAATTTTGGGATATCGGTCAGCTCTGGATTCGGAGAATGTGCCTTCCTAATTTGAATCTTATCCCCACCAGTAATCTCCTTAATGAAATCAATATTCAGCTTCTTCTCATTGGGTGGTTCATTCACCTGAACATACCGCTTCTTGAAGATACTAATCAACTTCGAATTGTGGCCCTCCTGCGAGTTGCTAATATTCGTGATATATGAATTATCCAAAATACCGGCATAGTCTCCCAGCGAGTTATCGTGTAGGGTCGTAATAACACCCTTACCATTTCCACCAGTTCCTTCAAAATTGACGAAGAGTTCATTTTTATTAGTTCCAATGAGCGTCGAGCTCAAAAAGAGGAGGGCGAACTCACAAACGTCTGCGTTGGGAAGTGATTTCTGGAATAAGTCCATAATCTCATCTCTGATGGACGGTATAACTTCGGGGGAGTAGTCGTATCCAGTTGAATAACTGATTTTGTCATCCGGCTTCTGGTCCCGAAAGAGGCCCGATTTCAAGTCATAGACTCCGTTATTGAAGCCAAGCAAATGATTATCCATATCCAGTTCCTTGTGGAAATTCTCATCATAGAACACTTCCTTACACTCATTCATTACTGAATTCTTGTAGGTCGCGCTACTGAGAGTATGAATAGATTTTTCACACGCCATTTTCATAACTTTCGTTGGATCGCTCTCAGGAATCATATCACCAGATTGTTGCTCAGTGTCCGCTATTTTGGTGCTCAACATTGCGCTATAACGGAGGAGGGCCCCTTTGACGTGGATTGTTATGTCCTTCAAAAGGGGGACCGGTTCATCCAATACTTGCCAACGATTCGTATAACGATACCAGACTCCCTTTGAATACTTGTATTTTTCGGACAAGATGTGATGGGCCAATTCTGCATAGTCAGTATGCGTATTACGGAAACTGCGACGAATATAATTCGTCAGGTCATCCTCCCCCGCATATTTCTCGACAATCGAGAAATACTTCTCGGGGTTGTCGTGCCACGCCATTCTCCGGAGGGAACCAATTTTTGCTTGGTTTTCCTTGGGGTATGTTGCGTATTTGTGCCAGAGGCGCTCACAATGGGCCTCATCATATTTCGATGATTGAGACGACCATTCTTTCCATAGGCTGATTAAGTTGTCATCAATATTGTGAAGGATTGCTCCAATGCGGAACCAGTCGCTATATTCTTCTACTCGGGCCGGTTTCAATAAAGAGAGGAGCGCCTTCAAATACTCTGGGCTCTTCTTTGAGACGAGCTCTTCAATCAATACTTCGACTTCGCTGGGCTTTTGTTCGCCCAGAATGTCTTCAAGTCCCTTCTTCTTTTTTTCGTTCTCTTTCTCAATAATTGAATCAATGAGAGTTTCCTTCTCTGGAAAATTATTTTGGAGAGAGAGACCTTTGAGAAGTTGGATGTTAATTTCTGGGAGCTCCATTTCGTCCATATTCATATCGAATATGCGGGTAAGCTTATAGACTTGGGACGACGGTGATTTTTTGCTCCCGAACATAATAATATTATTACGCTCGACGACGGCCTCATCAATAATACTTTGGATAGATGAAGTGGATGTTGCCAAAATGGGGTCTTCGCTCATTTTATTAACGACGAACTTCCGGAGCCAGTGCTGGGCGCTGTATTTGATACAGATGAACGGAAACATTATATGAATCCCGTCTTTCAGGACGTTCCGTTTCTCATCGAGGTCAGGGTGGTCTTTTTCAAGAACGTAGGCGTATGATTCTTTCTGTTGAAGAGTATTACCGAACAATTCCTGAAATCCGGCGTAATAAGTTTGTAATACGCGAGTGAGGAAATCATCGTCATACTGGCGGGAATTGTATCTTTCGGAATCGTGTCGTAAATCAATATCTACGAACACTTTCGAAAATTTCTCGGGGTGCTTCTCTGTTAGGAATGAATCATTTCCCTCTGTAATAGTGTGAGTAAAATAGACGGACCAAAACTTATCGCGTTCGGATGGTTTAATTTTATATAAACCGCCCATCATAGATGTGTGGGTTGGGCCTTCTTCTTTATTCACTTGGTGGTCAATTAAATAGCGCTTCATTTTATTTTAAATGATTATCGGTCAGATAAAAAATCAATTTTTACAATTTGATACGGGGAGTTATAAGAAGAGTTTTAGGATGCGTTATTGGAAATATTGTGTTATTATTTAAAAATTGATGGTAAAATCGTTCAAAATTTTTATGAATTTGCGCACCAAGCCAAACCCACAAATGTCTAAATCATTGAGACAACACCAACCAACACCCGCCCAAGAGAATCTTTCGAGAGATCTCCTTCGTATCGGGATCGCAGGCACGTTGAGTGCCTGCGATGAACTTGCAATCAAACTCAGCAATGCGGGGGTCGATACTCTTCAAGCTCTAAGTGGCTTTGATTCGCAACAAATCAAAGAGATTACGGGACTGAACGTGCTTCAGACGAATAAACTCATTAAAGCACTCAATGGCTCTTCTGCTCCTGCTCCTGCTCCTGCATCTTCTGCTGCACCTGATCAGCCCAATGCGTCCTCCGCGAGATCCCTCGTGGCCGTACACGATGTCGTAGAAGAGAGGAACCCCAAAGCGTCCTTCGCGAAACAGGGCAATGATTCTGGTGCTCGTGCTCCTGATTCTAGTTCTGCACCTGCACCTGCACCTGCGAATTCTTCTCAGAATCTTAAACAGGCCTCCATGGTCTCCCAAGCTAACCAGTCCAATGGCGGAAAAGCTAAAGTCGCCCCCGCGGCCGCCGAAGCTGGTTCGTCCAAGGGCAGAAAAGCCAACGGAAAAGCCGAAGTCGCCCCCCCCAACGGAAAAGCCAAAGTCGCCGCCAACGGTTCTTCTGCACCTGCACTTGAAATCGCATCTGCGAAACAGGGCGATGGTTCTGGTGCTCGTGATTCTGCACCTGCTTCTGCTCGTGCACTCACCGTTCAGCAGGGCAATATGGAACACATTACCGAGGTTTCCGTGTTTCATGACCCCTTCGCGAATGCGTTTCAATCTGATAACGCTTCCGCATCTGGGGGTGCTTCCGCTTCTGTGGGTGCTTCCGCGCCTGATGGTTCCGCTTCTCAAACAAATGGCTGTGAAACAGCATCGAATGATCCTTCCAAGACCATGGCGCGTAAACTTCGCGATAATGATGCGGCGCTGGAACTTCGTGCATATCTGCAAGATTCTAGTGTTCCACCAGAAACCATCGGGTTTGATCAGAAATCGTTGAAGTGTTCAGTCGATCCATTTAGTCCGGATGGTGATTTGAGTTGTGTCGAAGACGTCCTTTGTTTGGTGGAGAAGAACAAGACTCTGTCTTCTGAGATCCGCTCGATTCGCTCCCAGATCGTCAAGAATACTAGTGATCATGATCATCTCAAACAACGCGCTCAGGAACGCGGACAATCTAAAGATGATAACGTCATTTCTTTACTTGAAAAAATTCTCAATAAAAACGATCCGTTGAAAAAGAAACTTTCGACGAAGGAGACGACACTGTCAGAGAATCTCAAGGGTATTCCGTGGTCTTCTGGCCAAAATCTGACTTTATTTTTCGAGCAGGTCGAACTTGTGATGACGCATCTGGCGGAATCACATTCTAACAGATCCAAATCATCTGCGGAAGGGTCGAAATATCCAACCTCGGTCACTGTTTACAGCGAAGATGTCCCTATTCCTAATAAGACGACTAAACATGGTCGTCCTATGACCGAAAATGATATCATTCGATCGAAAAATTTGCTATTCTTTTTCAGAGTCATTTCGATTCTGTCTCAGCGTGCGAATGGATTTGTGTCGCTGTTTCATTACACGAAAAATGATGAAGCGCACAAGACGTTTGTCAACCTCAACACACGTGTGTGGGAAGATAAGGATTCCCTTCCATCAAAGCCAGTTATCGTCAAATGGATTGTGTACGTCATTGACTCTCTCACTAAGTTGAAAAACGCGATGGGTTACCAGAAAATGGAACTCGATACGTGCTTGTCACCAGAGAACTTCGGGAAAGTATTTTACCCCCCAAAGCACCAAGAACGCAGAAGCTTCTTCGATCCCGAACCCAAGCATCGTGGTCATTGTGCAGGAGGTGGTGGTGCATCCGCAGAAACATCAAAACAACCACTGGATAAATGTATTTCCAAGTTTCATCAATTGATGCAAGGTGCCACTGGCGCCCTTCCTACTATTGGGATTAATGGACCGCGAAGCCAAGCTCAGTACGAGTTGTTTTGTGCGATCAAGGACCATCCTGATTTTGAAAAGCTCCAACTGACGATAACAAAGTTCCTCGAAGAGAATGGAGTCATATCCATCTTTGATCAGAAGGGTACAAAGTACTTCAGGGTACTTCCTCTTTCAAAGGACGAATAATCCCATTTTTTTGGGAAAACGTTTTTTTTGCCAAATGGCAAAAATTATAATATAATAATATAATAAATGAAAACAGATGATATTTTACCACCACCTATGATAAAATGCGGTATTCAATATAATTGTATCTCTGACTCTATAATCTACGTATTACAATTTATAAAACTACTCGATGATAATATTGGTAAAAAAATGCGTCTCAGTCAGAAGATATCTCCCCAACTTATCGAAAAAATAATGGATGTTTATAAGCAATTCTCGAAGCGCTTTTTTAGTAAGAAGTCAGTTGATTGTATGAAAAAAAACTGTAATATGAAGAAGAACATTCCCGAACTTACCAAATTAATAAAAAGTTTAGAGATATTTATAAATGGTCATCGCGCGATATCAAAAGGATATAAACTTAAACCAAGCGCCAAAAATTCACAAGTTAGCGTTGAACCTTTTGTTAAATTCATAACAACGTATATTGACGTATTCAAAGTATTACATAAAATAGTTGTGGATATTGATAAAAAATACAAAAAGTATTTTTGAAAAAATAAAAATCATAGATTCTATAACTATAAATCATAATTATAAATCAAGTTGTTGTTTCCATCCCCACGCAATAATTGATATACGCCCTTCCTGCGAGAAGTTATCCGGATGAATAGGTAATATTCCGTGTTTCCAATTGACATTTATATCTCTACAAAAAGCGTAAGCGCTACCATTTGGACAAGGAAATGACACAGTTCTCTTACTATTATTCTCTTGGAAAGCGATTTCCCGTGTCTTCCCAAAACTTACGCCAACTGTCATGTTTTGGACTTTTGCTTTATCCTCTTTGACAGCACTCGCATCGTGATGGAACGGCTTCCAGTCCGAGCTATCTTGATACCAATTACAACGAGTCGCCTTAATATCCATATCAAAATATGTTGCGATGCGGTATATAACCATATTGAACGTTGGGCATTTCTGCTTCCAGTTCGTCTTATCATCGGCGATGAGATGTGTATCTCCATGCCAAAGCTTAAATATTTCTCCACCGCATTTGACCATTTCATCGACCAATTTTTCATATATCATCGGCCCTTGAATAAAATCTGGAATAAATATGACATCACGCGTCTGAATATCCTTACTAAATTTTGTTTGGCTTGTATCAACGATTACTCTCATATCACATGGCTCATAGTTAGGCTCGAACTCAGTCGTGTTCTTTTTATAAGCAGTGTGATTCCCGACTTCTCCACTAACGTAATGATTCTTTTTACAATCGGCGCCCCACTTACAGGCACCGCCCTTCCAAAATCCATAACAAAGATTCTTGTCATGGATGTAATTACACGGATTACGAGAACACTTGTGGTTCATAAAATCGCGACATACTTTTTCCATAATAAATAATAGTCAGATTTCTTTATATTATTTATAACTTAAAGAATTCTGACTATTATTCATAAACAACGAAATGAACAACACCAAAATAGAAACAGCGATCCTCGAAGAATGGAAGAAAGATAATACATTCAAGAAGCAGTTAGAAAAGAACAAGGAAAATCCAACGAAAGTATTTTATGATGGTCCCCCCTTTTGTACCGGTAATCCCCATTATGGTCATATCGTCGCGAGCACAATCAAAGACATATTTCCCCGCTATTGGGCGATGACTGGATATAATGTTCCCAGAAAGTGGGGATGGGATTGTATCGCGGAGGGGACCGTCATTAATTTGGACAATGGAACCGGCCTATTTATTGAAGATCTCTTCGAATATTCCGGTTCAGTCGCAACATGTGCAATTTCCAATAAAACAATGACAAACCGCGCATCATCAAATTTCATTTGTAAAGGCGACCGCGAATGTATTGAGCTCTTTTTCGATAATAATACATCCCTCGTTTGCACACCTGACCATCGTTTATATACGGACTATGGTTGGATGAAAGCGGGAGAAATTCAAGATGAGATACTATACGCAACGCCAGTAAATCCGGTTCCATATTATTATATGAATACGTATAATTGGACTATTCAGACAAACGCATTCGTGTTATCTTGTAGCAGTTTGGACAATAAAATGAATTGTTTGGCCTACTTCCGTTTATTTGGTTATGTTTCTGGAAATGGGTTTGTTAGTAATAATAAAATAAATGTTTTATTTCGGAAGGTTCCAGAATTATTTTTGAATGATATTTCATTATTTACTCATGAGAAACCTCTTGTAAAATATGATAAGATATTTTCAAAATATATGGTTGAAATACCTATTATTTTAGTAGAATCATTCATTCAAATCGGGATTGATACTGATAATTTTATCCCATCCATTATTCTGGATTCAAATACCCCATTATTTTTACGATATGAGTTTTTCTCTGGATTTTTCTCAGGATTATACAGTAATTTTAATGAGAATTATATTAGCGATATTAATCGTACATTAGATAGTGTATGTGATTCCCGCGTATTTTTGGATCGGAATAAGGAGGATAATAAATGTTTAGATAATTTCCGCTTATTGATTGGATTTCGTTATGATGTTATTCCATCAATTGTAAAAACGAAGATAGTTCACAAAGAGAGTGTAGGATTGCGACGCGTCTATGATATAACCGTCCAAGATACCCATAATTTCATTGCGAATGGAATTGTTGTCCATAATTGTCATGGTCTACCGATTGAATTCGAAATCGAGAAGAAATTGGGTATTAAAACGAAGGAAGAAGTCTTGAAATTCGGGATTGGTAATTATAATGAAGAGTGTCGGAAGATTGTTATGAAATGTTCGTCCGATTGGAAATATACAATTGACCGCATTGGGCGCTGGGTGGATATGGAGAATGATTATAAGACGATGGACCTTGATTTTATGAACAAGGTTTGGACCGTCTTCGCGAAATTATGGGCCCTCGGGCTCGTATATGAGGGCGTTAAGGTTATGCCTTACAGTTGTGGTTGCGCGACTCCACTTTCTAATTTTGAGGCGAAGTCTAACTACAAGAATGTTCGAGACCCGTCCGTCGTCCTCAGGTTCAAAGTATGTGGCGCCCAATTACCAACATCTCTCCTCGTTTGGACCACAACACCGTGGACACTTCCCTGTAATATGGCAGTTTGCGTAAATCCGGATTTGGTTTATGGAGTGTATGAGCGCGATGGAGAATTAGTTATCATCTTAGTCGAACTCGCTGAGAAGTTCGGGATTGAAGGGGCACCCCTGAATCTTATGAGTGGTCGGGATTTGGTGGGGATAGAATATGTACCTCCATTTGCCAATGTCATTGCGGGACATCAATTTCGGGTGGTTGCTGATCGATATGTGGAGAATACTTCGGGGACGGGGATTGTTCATTTGGCCCCTGCTTTTGGTGAGGACGATTACCGCGTCTGTTTGGAGAATGCTGTCATTCAGAAAACGGAACTGCCACTGTGTCCTTTTAATGCGAATGGATATTTTACGGAGGCGGTCCCATTTTTGAGTGGGGTCTATTTCAAGGATGCTGATAAAATTGTTTTAAAGCAACTGGAGCCTGTTATTTTCAGGCTGACGTATGAGAATCATGATTATCCATATTGTTGGAGGAGCGACACACCCCTGATGTATCGCATTGTCCCTTGTATTTTTATTAACGTTGAGAAGATTCGGGATAAAATGGTCGCCGTTAATGAGGAGGAGACGAATTGGATGCCGAACCATATAAAAGATGGGCGCTTCGGGATATGGTTGAAAGAAGCGCGGGACTGGTGTGTTAGCAGGAACCGCTATTGGGGAACACCGATTCCTCTGTGGAGGTCCGATGACGGCGACATTATTTGTATTAGGTCCGTCGAAGAATTACAGTTGGAGTGCGATGGTCCGATAACTGACATTCATCGTCATCACGTGGATGGGATTGAAATTCGCCGGAATGGGAAAGTTTATCGTCGGATCGAGGAAGTGTTCGATTGCTGGTTCGAAAGTGGGAGCGTCCCATTTATTAATGAGAAATACCCCGCTGATTTTATTGCGGAGGGTCTTGATCAAACGCGGGGCTGGTTTTATACGTTGATGGTCTTGGGGGTCGCCCTGATGGGGAAGAGTCCATATAAGAATGTCATCGTGAATGGGTTGGTATTGGCGGAGGACGGGGAGAAAATGAGCAAATCTAAGAAGAACTTTGAGGACCCGAATGTCATTATTGATAGACATGGTGCCGATGCGTTGCGCCTTTATTTAATAAGCAATGGGGTAGTTCGTGGAGAGTCGATGAAATTTAAAGAAGATGGGATTAAGTTAATTACGCAGAGTCTCCATATTTACTCACATAATACTCTCATTTTTCTGAAACAGATGATTCCATTATATAAGCAGAAATATGGAGAGAAGTTCCACTTCTTTGAGGGGGTTCCACATACATCAAATTTGATGGACAGGATGCTCTTGAAATATTTGAGTGATTTTATTGCGTCAATTCATCGGGAGATGGAAGCCTATAATTTGTTCCCAATTGTTCGCAATATGGTGGGATTTATTAATCAGTTGAGCAAAACATACTTAAATATGAATAAGATGCGATTGAAGTCTATGATTACACAGATTGATGCATTGGAGAGTCTGAATGTGCTGTTTTATGTATTTCGGATGTATTCTTTGATGATTGCGCCGTTCGCTCCATTTATGGCCGAGTATTTTTGGAAGGAGTTGGCCCTTTTGAAGTGCGGTGTTATCGGAAATGCATATAAATTTGAATCCGTCCATTTGGAGAGATTACCGAAAAAGTTAGATATTGCTTCGACTTATTTGGGACAAGAAGGTTTTGAATTTATTGAGACACTGATAGAGGCCCGTGGAGAACTCCGAAGCAAAATTCTAAAAAGCGCGAAGAAGCCCGTTTGCAAACAGACGATATATGTTAAAAATTGGCGGTTAGTTCCTATTATTGAGGAATTACAGGACATTTTTCAAAAGGAATTTAATGTCTTGAATATTGATATGACTTGTAATTATGGGTCAATGATTAGTTATGGATATGAAATTGTTATGGCTAATTTTGGGAAGCGCTTTAAAGATGGGGCGAAAGAGATGAAGAAGAAAATCACTGAGTATATGACTGACGAAAATTTGGGACTTTATATTAAAAATAAAACATTTATGATTGATGAGTTTCATTTTCGTGAAGATGATGTCCGGATTGTTGCGAAAGTGGATGAATCGAAAGTGAGAGAAGGAGAATATGTCCAATTTTATGAAGCAAATGGGATAATCATTGTTAGCGATTTGACTTGGAATAATGAATTACAGGAGATTTATTGGATGAAAATGATAACGCGACATATTATGAATTTTCGGAAGGAGAAGGAATTGGTTCCGACTGATAGGGTAGTTATATTTTATAAGAATTTGGGAAAAATTGAGTTAGTTGAGAAAAAGAAAACTGAAATGGCAGATTTTTTGGGAGTGGTGTTATGTGAAAACTATGAAGAAAAACTGGGTGGGTTTATTGGGAACACTGTTTTTCATGAAGATGATATTCACTATGAATTTAAACTTTATTATGGAGGAACCTAGGTTTCCCATATAGATAAAAAGAGGCCTATGGTTCTACCAGAGAAGGTGGAACTATAAGTTCCATCTGTTGAATTTAAAATAATTATCCGTTATAATATAATGGATAAAAGAGATAAAAAATTATTAGCTTCAATAATAAATTATTTAGACCCACGATTTACTAAAATCGAATCAGAAATATCATCATTGAAATCAGATATTTCATCATTAAAATCGGATGTGTTGACTATAAATAAATATATTTCAACTGAAAGTAAAATAAAAGAAATAAACGCAAATAATTTAATTGAAGATTTTTTCAATAAAAATAATATTTACTATGATAAATTAAATTGGAAAAATGTATATGACAGAAAAGGAAAAGAAATTACAGATTTGGATGGTTGTTATCTTATAAATACAAAAACTAATATTTCAACTTCATCAGTTGATAATATTGTAAAAAGAAGATACAATAAAATAATAAATGAACAATCTGTTCTAGATATATTACAAACAAATAAAACAACAACTACTCCATATACTGCTACAAGTAAATTAGTTATTGTTGAATCTAAAAATCTATTTAATAAATACCTAGTTGATAAAAAAATTATTCAACTAAGAAATATTCATAAAATTATCCATGATTCAAAAATAAAAAAATCAGATGATTCAAAATTATTCACTGAAATGATATCGAATTATAAACTTGATAAATTATCAAATGAATTATATATTATTCTTATTGGTCATTGTAATATATCAATATTTGAATATATCAGTAAATGTAATAATGGAATAACAAATGATGAATATAATTCATTTGAAATAGAAGAAATAAAAGATTCATATGAATATAAAGAACTCTCTAAAAGAATTCCAAATTTTATTCAAAAATGTAAAACAAAAAACTATGATAAACTCATACGAATTATTGATTCTTTGATAATAAAATATCCATCAGAAGAATTATTACAAAAACTAAGAAGTAATTCAAAGTCATATCAAGAAATGGAACAATCTCTTAATTTTATAACTGGTAAAATTGGTTATTTGTTTCACGATAAAGTTTATATTCAATTATGAAACACACAAAATTAATGAATTCATCAAATGTTTTTTGATTTAACATTTTTTGATTTAACTTTTTTTTGAAAAAAAGTTAGTATATTTTCACAATGACCGCGCGTCGTCTTCCACTTTTGAGAAGTGACACTTTATGTAATTCATCAGCCGTGAAAAATAATAGTGTTCCTTTTGACGGATATATAGTTTTATCATAAAAATGGAATTCACCCCCAGTAAAATCTACATTATATGTATCAAGATAGATAATTATTGTATATCGGACCGGTTTATTTGTATATAATCCGTAAATATATTTATCATCCATGTGGATGACTTGAATACTGTGAATATTTTGTAAATCAGATATCTTATGTTTTATCAGTTTTTTATTATCATAATGCCATTTCATTGAGTATCGGTCATGTGCTGTATTATCTCTATAAATGATATCGTAATTTTTATAAGTGTCCAGCTGTTGAATATCGAGTTCGTGTTTATTTTCTTTGAAAAACGCGAGAATCTTTTCTGGTGTCGGATCCTCGATGGATTCTAATCCAATAAAAAAATTGGTCGACGATATATTCGTAATATATCGTTCCATAGATTGAATCGATTTACGATGATTTAGAAGAATTTCGTCGTATTTTGAGATTGATGTCATTTATTTATATTATACAAATACAAAAAAATAAAATCAATTTTATTCTCATAATAAAATAATGACCAATTTTATTATATTTCCACATCAATTATTTGAAGATATCTCCATATTAAAAAAATACAAAAATATATACTTGATTGAGCATCCTGTATTTTTCGGTTATCGAGAAAAGAAGCTTGTATTCAATAAAAAGAAGATCATTCTTCATTTGGCGTCGATGATGAATTACTCTGATTATCTGACGAAATCTTTAAAAAAGTCGATAAACCACATAAAAATCGCATCTATTCCAGAAAAGAATCGGGGGGCGTTTGATTTTATCAAAGAAATCGATGGTGATATCGCCTTTTACAACCCAGTTGACCATTTCCTATTACATCAAATTGAAACCAACTGTAAGAAAAATAAGAGGAACTTCGAAGTCATTGAAACCCCAAATTTTATTACATCTGAGGCCGAATTACGCAAGTATTATGCGTCCGTAAAAAACAAGAAAAAACCTTTTTTTCAAACTAGCTTCTACAAGTGGCAGAGGGACCGCTTACATATTTTACAGGATAGCAAATTATCATATGACACGGAAAATCGCAAACCGATTCCAAAAGCGACAACTATTCCGGAGGTTGTTTTTCCTAAGGAGACCGATTATATTAAAAGGGCGGTCGAAATAGTGGAAAAGGAGTTCCCGCGCAATTACGGGACATGTGATGACTTCTGGTGTCCTACTACGTTCGCAGACGCTAAAAAGTGGTTGGACTCTTTTATAAACGAGCGCTTGAAGAGTTTTGGGACATATGAGGACGCCATTGTGGAGCCGGACCCCAAATATAAAAATGCGTTCCTTTTCCACTCGGGGATAAGCTCATCATTGAATATTGGGCTACTTGACCCTAAATATGTGGTCCAGAGGATTTTAGAAAAAGGTAAAGGGGTCGCTATAAATAATATTGAGGGATTTATCCGACAAGTAATAGGGTGGCGCGAGTTTAGTCGATACACATACATCCACATTTACAAAGAAATGACTACTACTAATTATTTCAAGGCGGAAAATAGATTGAATTGGTGCTTTTATGATGGGACCGTTGGCTTATCTATTATGGATTCGACAATTAAAAAGGCGTTCGATACTGGATACCTCCACCATATTGAACGCTTAATGATTATCGGATGTATAATGAATTTAATGGGGATACATCCAGACGATGTTTATTCGTGGTTCATGGAATTTGCGGTTGATTCATACGATTGGGTTATGGTGAATAATGTCTATTCAATGGCCATGTATTCTGATGGGGGCCTAACGACGACGAAAGCGTATATTTCTTCATCAAATTACGAGATGGTTCGGAAGAGTGATTATAAAAAGGGGGAGTGGTGCGATATATGGGATGCCCTCTATTGGAGTTTCATTGAGAAACACGCTCCCAAAATGAAGAAAATGGGTCGCTTTGGAGGGATACAGGTCAGTTTCTTTGAAAGAAAGAAACCAGATGTGATAAAGAGAATAAAGCAGACTTATAAAAAATTTATGGCGGATGTTTTTCATTTATAAAATTTATATTTTTTATCCTAAAATTGATAAGTAATTCTTTATTCTAAACAATTCAAAACAGAAGAAGCAGACCACTCACGGTTTCTCTTATTCAGTTTGATGTAATTCAAAAACTCCGCGATACTTTGAGACGAAAAATCTCCCCGTTTAACCTCGTGAATTTCTTTGTCTTCATCATTCATATCGTATAATTTATGTTTTGGATTCTTCGTGATTTTTTTGAGAAGTTTCTCAATCTCATCACATGTCCCTCCAAAATACATCAAATTTACTAATCGAATCGTATCAGTTTCTTGCTCACATTGAACCTCCTTCCAAATTTTTCCGTCTTTATCCCGAACATACATCCGGCCATATTTTGGAACAGATGGCTTGTAAATACCATTTCTTTTCCTAAAAGCGACTGACGATTTGATGCGACGACTGATGGTTTTTCTCTCCTCTTCCGCATCAATAATCCCACAAACAATTTTCTTGAAATCTAATGGGATTGATGAAACTAAGCCTTCACTTACAATGTGAATCGTATTACGATTCACATTACAGCAATTGATGAAATGAGAACAAAATCCTTGGAAGTCGCGCGTAATGCGGTCCGTATGTGAAAAAATGAAATGAGTGTCCTTTTTGTCAAGAATTGCTTCCATAAGTTGCTTCTGTTTCAAAATAATCTCACCTGAGCAAGTTTGCTTGATAATATCTACAACCTTGAAACCATTTTCCTTTGCGTATTTTTTCCCATTTTGAACTTGGTCTTCAAGACTATGCTTCATTACATCGCTCTCACGGGCGTAAATAATCGCATCTTTTCCAACTGACATCTTCAAAGAGGATAATTTGCTTAGAATATCATCTTCCGAATTTGTGGAAGGTGCTGTTCTTTTTGTTGAAGATTTTTTTTTGATGACTACTTTGACCATTTTAGTTATTTATATATTTAATTTTTATAATTTTAAATATTCAATTTTTCCTTAGAATAATCATCATCTGTTTTACTCAGAATAATCATCATAAATAATTTTTCCAAAAAAAGCAAGTATACCAACTGAAATAATTGACATTCGAAAAGTATCATCATCAGAAAATAATGCGGAGAAAATATCAGAATCTTCATCATTGATATATTTCGAATCGACCCCATTTTTAGCGATCCATTGGATTGTTCTCATTGTTCCTCCGTATGCGGAACCACTATCAGCCAATGTTATATATTTGTCCAAATATTGATAAGGAGACTCGATATCAGAATTAAACATAAAACCATTTGTTGGTTTATACCAATTAAGTTGTTCCCAAATTTGGGCGACTGGAACGTTATATTCTTGTGATACTTTTTCAACAGCTTCGTAAGCCTCTTTAACCATTTTTCCACAGTGTGAAATTTTGAGATTTTTTCTAAAACCAAAACGATGTGCCCATGTTTGCGTTTCAGCTGGATATAAATCCGCCCACATTATCTGGGTGCTTGGTGGAAAATTCTTGATAGAATTATCTTCTCCATATACGAGTTCTTCTTGTCTTTGAAGTCCAGTAAGGCTCATTTTTTATATCATATAAAATACATAATTTTAAATCATTTTTTACAAGTAATGGCGCAAATACATCCTGTAAGCCCTATTTAATTCGATATCCGCCTTATTATTATATAAATGATGGGCTTGATATCGTTTTAGCAATACTTCAATTATTTCATTCCGGAATCGAGTAATTTTATGATACCATTCATTTTCATCTACTGTTTCATCATAATAGCCGTTATCAATGTCCATCGCAATATCGACTAATTGGTCTGTTTTAAGGTCAGATGCCCTCCTGAAATAATAATTAGACATATTATATTATAAATAGTGTGCGTTTTTTTAAGTTAAAAAATAGTCATTATAGTAATATATGACAGAAGAATCCTCTTACAAAGTCTTATCTTTCGACGTCGGTATAAAGAACCTCGCGTATTGTAAAATAGAGTTCTCAAAAGAAACAAAAACAATTATTCGAATCGAGGAGTGGGGCCTCATTAATTTGAAGTCTGACCCGTGGATACCAGATCATAATGAAAAACGCTGTATGGCCGAAGTCCGAAGTGGCGCCGTTTGCGGAAATTGCTCGAACTCATGGATAATAAAAGACGGCGCTCGTAAGGAATTGTGCCGTGTTCATTCCAAAAATTATGAGAAAACACAAAGTGCCACCACCGATTTTGAGTTTTTCCCATATGAATTGCGCGATTTGAGTTGCGCCTGCGGTGAGAAATCTCGCAAATTCCACACAAAAATAAGCGAGTCTATGATTCGTATATTCGGCTATTGTAATAAGTGCGCGAAGAAGACGACTGAGCAACTGACTAAAATATGCGATTATATGAAGAGTGATGACACTAAGTTATATACAAACCTATATGATGGCCTGAATGCTATTAAAATTGCTGACGTGAATGAGGTCGTAATCGAGAACCAACCAGCATTGAAGAATCCACGAATGAAATCAATACAGATGTTCATATACAGCTTTTTCTTCATTGGCGGTAAAAATGGGCTTTTGAGCGATTTGAATCAGGTCGCCTTCTTCTCAGCTACGAAAAAACTCAATCCGACGAATATAGTAGAGGATATTTTAAAGAAGAATAAGAAGATTACGAATGAAGAACCAGCTCCCGCGCAAGAGGAACCACTATCTGAATACAAAGCCTATAAAAAAAGAAAGAATGATTCTATTTTTATTGTGAGTTGCGTTTTGGATGAGATGGATGAGTGGAAGAGGTTTTTCCTCTCTCATCCGAAGAAGGATGATTTAGCTGACTCATTACTTCAAGGAATCGCACAATATAGCAAACTATCCTAAGCAGTCTAATTCTTTATTTTAGTCTTCGAGTTAATTCCCCAACCAACCATCTTCTTGATTCGTTCAATTTCTTCCATATCTTCCTCTGGAAGCATCATTTCCCCATCCAATATTCTTTTGAGGCCCCTTTTCGTAATTTTCTTATCGCTTAACCATTGACTACCAAGAATAATCGCTAATTTTGCGTCCTCTTCCGCCTTTTTACGGGTGTTCGATTCCGTGTAATCAAATTGGTCTGCCCAACCTTCGAATTTTTCACGGATAACATCATCGATATTAATTTCATCTGAGTTATATAAATCGCATAGTTGGTCATATTTTTCAATTGCGAATTTCTCAACGAAGCTCTCGAAGTCCAACATTTTCCAGCTGTTCTTATTTTTAAGTGTCTTTATAATATTCTCTTTAATATTTACGACATTATGATTCTCAGGATGTTCCTCGTGATAATGGACCATTTTAATGAATTCTGGGAGACATGTTGAGGGGTGGCTTATTAGCTTCTCAATTTGATTAGGCGTTATATAGTTTAGATTTTCGTGTCCGTAGGCGTTAATTTGTATATTTTGTTGATGAACACTTTGGTCCAAATGTTGATTAATTTGATAACTGTATGTATTCCCAATTTTCTTAGTTAGTTCAAGGACCTGATTCTCCAAATGGGAGATTCTTTCTTTATAGAGAGCCTCCTTTTGCTCAATGACTTCGTTCTTTTTTGATAAAATACTGCATTTCTTGATATGTTTATTGAGGTTGAATTTTGTGGAATATGTCTTTTTACAGTGTTCGCATTCCAGTAGATTAACACGGACTTGTTCTTCTTCGTTGGGCTCATCATCATCTTCTTTATATACACAATTGTGCTTACTTGTAATGTGTCGGTCGTAATTGAATTTACGGTCGAAGGTTTTTTTACATATTGAACATTTAAACATTATTATAGTATTAGAATGTTTTTTTTATATCCTTGCGCATTTGCTCCTAAATTCTTACTCATTCCAACTACCATGATATTTATGGATTGTGAGCTACTACGCAAAATATGATAGTTTGACTTAGTAAATCTATAAATTTTTATGGTAGTGTGGAATATTCCAAAATATTATGGAATGTAAATTGAGCAATGAAAATTAATCTATATATAGATTAATGACGATATTTTCTTTGGGTAGCGCTTGTGATTTAGAGCATTTTTCAAGTTTAACTCAGGTAGGTGGTAATTCCGATTATCAACCTATTGTTCCGATGTCTAATTCCGGAGGAGAATTTGGAAATAGCTCATACACATGGAAAAGTGATTCTACCGCGACGATTGATATGACCACGCGCGACAGTTCCTTATTTAATGGTGTCAGTGAGGGTGGTAGTGCCGGCCATGTTAACTTTGGCCCTGATGTGTGGGGTTCATCCACGGATACATATGTATCAAGAAACCCGCTTTTAAATAATAATTTAGGAGAGAGAAATGTTCAGGAAGGTAATATTATGCCAAATATGAGACCACAGTCGGCCTATATGCCAACATCAAGAACTCAATTTGTAAAAAATGAGGATGAAAATGGACGTGATTTGACAGTTGTTTCCAGAAAAAAGCCGAAAACAATTGTTATCCCATTGCCTCCATATGATAAAAAACGGATACAAGAGGATCAAAAGAATATGTGGATATTTATAATAATTGCGTTCATTCTCGTATGTGGAGGATTGATCTACAAGACGAAATATGCATCGTAAAATTATTTCTTCATTCGTTCGCCCATTTTAACGAAAATGTCGAGCGCTAATATAATAAAAATTCCGATGATTATTATTATAAAAACTTCTTTCATTGAGTAGATTCCAGAACCGGTGGATGACATATTCCCAAAATTCTCTTGGATATTTCTGCGTTGGAGTTGGGGCTCTTCATTTTCCATAAAATTGCGGTATCGTGCTTTCAGTTTCTGCTTGTATTTTTCTGCTAAATTAAGATATTTTTTATAGAGGAAATAGTCTTCGCTGGTCATGTAGTCCTCTGATGATTTAATATTACGTTGCCGGTCGATATGCTTAATATCATTCATATTATCCTCTAAAAGGTCGAGTGCGCTATCATTATCATCGTCATCCTTGACTTCGACTGGATAAGTATAATTGCGTTTTGCTTTATCTGGGAATGATACTTGATATGGAACAATATTGCTCTTTATCGTGTTTTTGATTGGGTTTCCTCCGTTATAGGAAGGAAAATATTTATCTAAATCGCTGGTTTCTTGATTATTAACTTTGGGATATGTTCTCATATTTTCGGGAGGATTGGGTGGGACGGTTGACTGTTGAATGAGTGGTTGTTGATTTATTTTTTCAAAATATTTGGAGGAACTAAAATCACTTCCCCACGCTTCTTCTAATGAGCAGTATGTCATCTAATATTATTTAGAAAAAAATAAAAGGAATTAAATAATAAGTTTTTTATACTTATACTATATATAAAATGATGAATATGGGGATGAATGAACTTCCTATACATATATTTGGAATACTGATATTTATTATTTATTGCTTAGTTATTTTATTGTATATTTCGAAAAAATATCGGTATTTTTTTATTAATCCGATTGTTCAGTTGATATTATTGTTGATTGGTATCCTATTGGCTACACATTGTTGTTTCTTTGGTATGTTATATTTAGTGGCCTATTCATTAACATATTATTTATTATATAAAAAAGAGATATCAGAAGCATTTGATGTAGTGGAAAATACATCATTTACCCAACTTCAAGTAGAAAAAGATTCATTATTGGCTGGATTGGAGAATGATGAAGACCAAGTTGATGGAGTTTGGGCTAGTAGTGATTTAGGAATAAAGATGGGATTAAATAAAGTATGATTTTTGGATAAAAAATAATATATTTAATATTATAATGATTGAAGGACACATTATATTCAACGCGATTCTCTATTCTATCGTAATTGCTTATATTCTTTACATTAATTTTTCGGCTTATTATCAAACTGGAACCGGCTTTTTGAAGGCGCTTGTTAATTTGTTTCAGAACTGGATATTTAGAACCGTGTATTTATTGATTGTTGGATTCTTTGCGCTCGATTTATTTCCATATGGTGGTTTCGTTTTAGCAATCTTGCTAACAATTGCTTTCTTGAATACGAATATGCTTGTATATAAGAAGGATGTAGAGGAGAGCATGACAAATAAAAATGAAAAGAATGCGAAATTACCTTCTGATGGAACAATTCAATCAACTACAACTGGTGGTTCTTTTCCTCCTCCTCCTTCTCCATCTTCGGTTGGCATTCAACCAACACAAGTTGTTCAACCTCCTGCACCTGCGAATATTCAGCAGATGGGTCAGCAACAGATGAATCAGCAACAGATGGGTCAGCAACAGATGGGACAGCCAATGGGAACCGCGCCAATGGGAACCGCGCCAATGGGAACCGCGCCAATGAGAACCGCGCCAATGGGAACTGCGCCAATGGGAACTGCGCCAATGGGAACTGCGCCAATGGGACAGCCTACTAATACAATGGGACAACCGCAAATGCAATAAACTGAGTAATATTATGTATATATTTTTATTTTATTAAAATAAAAATGAATGAAAATAGTCGTATATCATCCGTGATTGTATCCATTTTTTGTATTGGAATAATAATATTTATTTTATTTACACAAATGGAAATAAGCACAATTAAATTAAAGTTAAAAGATGCTTCACTAATACTTATATTTTTAGCACTTTTAGTTTATATAAATGGTTATGAAAAATTGTTTTTAGTATTATTATTAGTATTTGTTATTTTTTACTTCACACCAAGTCATTATGTTAATCGAATCACTTCATATTTTACACAAAAGAAATCAATATTGAAGAAAGTAAGAGTTGTTGATGATAAAGAACAAGAACTAGATGAAGAATATGAACAAGAGGAACAATATGAAGAACAAGAACAAGAACAAGAGGAAACTGAGATAGATGATAATTATGATAATGAATCACAAGCAAATACTGAAATTACAATTGATGATGACATTGAAAATGAAGATATACAAATAAATAAAATATCACAAAATAATAATAATGATTGATTTATTATTACAAACAATAGGAGTAAATAGAATATTTAATGGAGTCTCAACAATGGCGATTCAATTTGGTGGGCGGTATGTTTCAGCAGAAATCCCATCTAATATAGAACGAATATTCAGTCGCCCATTTTTTAGAAGATTATTTATTTTCTTTATTGCTTTTATTGCTTTTAGAGATATAAAAATCGCAATCTTGGCGACACTTGTCTTTATAATATTATTCAATTATTTATTAAATGACAAGAGTAAAATATATTTAGGAAAAATATTTAGATTACAACCATTGGAAGAAATTAAAAAGGAGACTCCAATAACAGCAGTTGAATTAGAACAATCAATAAATGTTATTCGTCGATATAACCAGAGTTTAGAACAAAGGAAAATAAATGTTTCGCAGTTAAAATAATTCCTTTTGCGTGTTATTTTAAATTCTTAAATCTTAGCTGTATTAATGAGTATAAAAGTATTTCAGGATAGTGATACCAATACAATTAAATACAATGATAATATGAATGTTCCAAACCAGAATATTCGAATTGTTCAGTCGAATGATAATTTAAAAAGTTCGCGGTATAATAATAGTAGTTCTATGAGACCAAGATTAAATGAAGATAACAATCCAAAAGAGAATATGTTATTAAATGATATAAATTTACTGGGGAACCCCAAAAAGACGCGGGGGATGAGTTCATCTGAGGAAGAGACCGAAAATACATATACAACCGAATCCGAAGTTATGACAGAAGAGGACAATACATCAATGACAGGGGACGCCGACCGTCTTTTAGGAAACAACCATGAAGGTGATAGTGATGAAAATAATGATTTCGATCCATTCAATAACGAAGAATCTGGTTCATCCGGAAGTGGAGGCGACGAAACGAGCAATGAAGGAACTAATACTACAAGTCAGAGTGGGGAGGAAACTAATACGACCGCTTCATCCAGAAGGCGCCCTCCTCAACGCCAGAAGACGATTGATGAGATTAATCAGGAAAAACAGGAAATGCTTTATCGTTTAGAGAGATTTGAGCAGAATGGGTTTAAGGCGAGTCGGAAGTTCAATATGACATCGAATTATGATGATATTAAGTTTGAGTATGAGAGGATTAAGAAGCAGAGGGATGTAGATAAGAGCATTAAATTTCAGAGGAAGATTTTGATGGCGGTTTGTAGTGGAGTCGAGTTCTTAAACGGTAAATTTGACCCCCTGAATGTTAAGCTGGATGGATGGTCCGAGTCAATTTATGAGAATTTACAGGAGTATGATGAGGTATTTGAGGACTTACACGAAAAATACAAGGAGAAAGTGAAAGTTGCACCTGAGTTGAAGTTGCTTATGATGGTCGGTGGAAGTGCATTTATGTTCCATTTGACAAACTCGCTATTTAAGAGTAAAATGCCCGGGCTTGGTGATATATTACAGCAAAATCCGGAACTGGCCCGAAATGTCCAGCAGGCTGCGATGAACAGCATGAAGCAGAATGAGGCGAAGAGTGGGAACAGCGACCCACTATTTGGGATGATGATGAATCAGGCGCAGGGGATGATGAATAAGAGGGCTGGGGGTAGTGGGGCTGGCCCACGAGAAATGCGTGGTCCAAGTGGAGTTGACGACATTTTAGCGATGGTGAATAACCAGAATGCGCAGAGGCCACAAAAACAAGAGGATACAATAAGCAGTGTATCGTCTCAGGAATCTACGAAGAAGCGTATTAAAATTAAGAAACCATCCAGTAATGGTAATGGAAAATTCGTTTTGAATCTTCAATAAATATATATATAAAATTATGGGAGATATTTTTATATCAATTGCGTGTTATAGAGATTCCCAAGTTATCCCAACAGTTGAGAACGCATATAAAAATGCTAAAAATAAGAACCGTCTTTTTTTCGGGGTTTATGCTCAACTGGCAGATAAGGACGTGGAACTGAAATTTGATTGTCCGGCGACGCAGGTTCGCCTTTTGGTTCATCCACATACGAATGCGCGGGGGCCGGTGTATGCGCGGTATATTATTTATAACAGGCTATATCAAAATGAGGAGTTCTATCTTCAAATTGACAGCCATACGCGGTTTGTTCAAGACTGGGATGAACAACTCATTTGTATGTTGCGGTCTCTTCGGGAGAACTGTGTGATTAGCACATATCCAGTGGGATATAGTTTGAAAACGGACCAACTCATGAAGACTGATAAAGTGAATGTTATCAAGTTGAAAAAAATACGGAATGGTGTCCCTGTTTTCTATTCGGTTCCGGTCAAATTGGAGAAACCGGAGAAGAACCTTTTTTGGGCGGCCGGATTCAGTTTTTGTTATGGGTCCGTTTTTAAAACGGTTCCATTCGACCCCCACTTAAAGAATATATTTTGGGGCGAAGAATTTCTGATGGCGTTGCGCTTTTATACGAGTGGAATAGAGGTTTATACTCCTGATAAAAATATAGTTTATACTCTTTGGGACCGAGAGTATCGCCCGACATTTTGGGAATTACGGAATATTGATGCGAAGAAATTTGATGCGCATGGCCTAATTAGTTTTTTGCGACTATGTAAAATCGCGGGATTTCATAAATCTCGGATTGCAGAAGAGCGGGTATTGAAGGACCTTGAATTATATGGAAGTGGAAAAAAGAAGGGGATCGATGAATTTTTGGAAGTGAGTGGGATAAAAGAGATGACGAAGGATGTTGTCTATTCAAAATACGTTAGAGAGTTCGTTGATAAAATTTAGGTTGCGATTACTTTTATCTAAAAATTAAAAATTATTTTATTGTATTATATGGAAGGTATTATTCAATTGAAAAATATAATAGAAAAATATTTAGAAAGAGGATATAAAGAAGATAAAGAAGATAAAGAAATATCACTGACGGATTGTTATCTGTTCTTTTTGTTTTTTTTACAGCGGTGTCAGTTAGTTTGTAATTTGTTGCGCTTGCTTAACGTGGAAATGAACGACTTATTCGCATTTTCGATTAAATACTGTATAATGTATGAGAACGACTTCTCAAAGGTAATCCGGAAAATGTATAGTTTCAAGCGGGAATTTGATAATGAGGAGATAATCGTCGAGATTCTAAAATTTATTAAATCGACGGAAGTTGTTCAGGAGAAATCGACGAAGCTGGTGGGGAAATTTGTGGCGGAACATAAGACGCGACTGAAAGCAATATTGAACAAGTTTGGTTCAATAAAAGGGATGATGGACCAATATGACCATAGTTTAATAAATGATAGTGATGTGTTTTCTTGTATTGAGGACTGTCTGGTTATTCAAACAAAGAATGAAAAAGTTAGTCGGGAAATTGTTATGATTGAAGAGGAGTGGCGGATGTTTGATAAAAAAGGGAACATCCTTTATTCTATACTGCGGGAGTGGTATAAAATATAATATTGTTTATTATTATGGAAGTGGAAACAATAAGAGTTGAAGGAAGTGATTTAGTAAAAAATTGTGTTTATAATATTTATCAAAAAGATAGAGAAGATAATCGTGGAGTATGGTTATTTATATCTGAAGATGACATAAATAATCAACAAATACTATTAAGATGCGTAGGAAAAACAAGAATACTGACATGGCGTACAAGTAAATCTGAAATATTTGGAAAAATACCAATTAAGTTAACTTATACTAATTTAACTCGTGCTGATTTAACTAGTGCGATTTTAACTAGTGCTAATTTAAATCATTCGGATTTAACTAATGCTATTTTAACTGGTGCTATTTTAACTAATGCTACGTTAATTGGTGCTGTTTTAACTAATGCTACGTTAATTCGTGCTGATTTAACTGGTGCTTTTTTAAATAACTCTAAGTTAATTGGTGCTGATTTAACTGGTGCTGTTTTAACTAATGCTAAGTTAATTCTTGCTAATTTAACTGATGCTGTTTTAACTAATGCTACGTTAATTAGTGCTACGTTAACTCGTGCTACGTTAATTCGTGCTAATTTAACTGATGCTGTTTTAACTAATGCTACGTTAATTGGTGCTGATTTAAATGGTGCTACGTTAATTCGTGCTAATTTAACTGATGCTGTTTTAACTAATGCTACGTTAATTGGTGCTGATTTAAATGGTGCTACGTTAATTCGTGCTAATTTAACTGATGCTGTTTTAACTAATGCTAC